GTTTGCAGGAACTTCAGCCGTAGGAACTGTTACTGTTATAGCTAAAGCTGTAGTAGTGCTTGAAGGTGTTTCTGCTACAGGAATTGTTCCAAGAGTAAACGTTTGGGGTCTTGTACCTAATGCTCAAACACCAAATTGGAAAGAAGTTGCTTAACAATTACATGAAAAGTATGGTATAATCAAAAACGGAGAATAAAAAATGGCAAGTACATACGTAAATGACCTAAGACTTAACGAGATGGCTACTGGGGATGCTAGTGGTACATGGGGAGAAGTCACTAATACAAATTTAGAATTAATAGCGGAAGCATTTAGTTTTGGCACAGAAGCTATAACAACTAATGCTGATACGCACACAACAACAATAGCTGATGGAGCAACTGACCCAGGAAGGTCAATATACCTTAAATACACAGGTACTCTTGATAGTGCTTGTACTATTACTATTGCTCCAAATACAGTAAGTAAACTGTGGTTTATTGAAAACGCTACATCAGGTTCACAAAATATTATTATTTCTCAAGGTAGTGGAGCTAATATAACAATACCTGCTGGAGATACTAAAGCAATTTATTCTGATGGAGCTGGTTCTGGTGCAGCAATAGTAGACGCTTTTGCTAGTCTTAATGTAGTAGATTTAAAAGTTGAAGATGATTTAACAGTTACAGATGACCTTATTGTTAATGGTGATATAGACTTAGAAGGTTCTATAGATGTTAATGGTACAGCTAACCTAGACGTAGTAGATATAGATGGTGCTGTAGATTTTGCATCTACAACAGCTCACGCAGGCAATGCAACTTTTGCAGATAATGCTAAAGTAATTTTAGGAGCAGGTTCAGATTTACAGATTTATCACGATGGTTCTAATAGTTATATTGATGATGTAACAGGTAGTGGAACAGGAGATTTATTTATAAAAGGTTCTGATGCTGTTAGAATTTTAACACCAGCACTTGTCGTAAACAACGCTGCTAATGATGAAAATATGATAACAGCAGTACAAGATGGTGCTGTATCTCTATATCATAATAATAGTGCAAAACTAGCCACAACGAGTGGCGGTGTATCTGTTACTGGTGAAGTTTCAATGACTACCTTAGATATAGGCGGAACAGACGTAACAGCCACAGCAGCAGAATTAAACTTTAGTGACGGAGTAACTTCCAACATACAAACCCAACTTGATACAAAAACCTCAACAGGTAAAGCCATTGCCATGGCTATTGTATTCGGATAATTTAGGAGAAAAATATGGCATCAGTAAATATAGTAAATGTAACATCCATTTTACCATTCACAATTAATGGTGCAGTTACAACTTCAAATCAAGACATTATAGATGTAGCTGCCGATAAATTATATAAAGTAAACACAATAATAATTGCAAATATAGATGGTACTAATTCAGCTACTATAACTATTTCAATTTCAAATGATAATGGCGCATCTTCTCATGCAATTGCATCAACAGTAGCAGTACCAGCAGATTCAACTTTAGTGGTTATAGATAAAAATTCGTCAATTTATTTAGATGAAACAGATATATTGAAAATACAGGGTAGTGCTAATAGTGATTTAGAATACACAGTATCTGGTGAAATCTTAGATGATGCGTAAGGAGTTAAAATATGGCTCACTTTGCAGAACTTGACAACACTAATACAGTAATACGAGTAATAGTAATATCCAACGAGGATGTAAATGCTAATGGCGGTGATTTAAGCCCAGACGCAGAAACCTTTGTAGCAAAATTAATTCCCCCTTCCCCCTACGGAGGAAATTGGAAACAAACTTCGTATAATAATAATTTTAGAAAACAATTCGCAGGTCCTAATTATATTTACGACAGCTCTAAAGATAAATTTTTATTACCTCAACAATTTCCATCTTGGTCTTTAGACTCAAACGATGACTGGCAAGCTCCAGTAGCTTTTCCAAATACAGTTGATATAGGTGGTCTTAGAGCTAATGCAACATGGGATGAAACTAACCTAAGGTGGATAGGTAAAACATTTGACGAAACTACTGACCCAAACACAGAAACTGATTACGTTTGGGACGCCACTAATTTAAAATGGACGGAGATTTAATATTATGCCTATTACAAGAAATCAAAGAAATCCATTAATTGGAGCAGACCAAGAACCAGTTTTTTCAGCAAAAGTAACGTCTTTTAATAGCAGTACAAACTATGTAGTACCTTCTAAAACAACCTCAGTAACTTATTTAGTAGTTGCTGGTGGCGGAGCAGGAGGATTTTTTGGCGGAGGCGGAGGAGCAGGAGGTTACAGGTCATCTACACCCGGCGAAGCATCAGGTGGCGGAGCTTCCGCAGAACCAGCTTTGACAGTTACCGCAGGCTCAACAGTACCTGTTGTAGTTGGAGCAGGTGGTGTAGGTACAGTTGCTCATGGATATTGGGACCCTGGAGCAGATTCTAGTTTTGGACCTATTGTTTCTGCAGGGGGTGGCAGTGGTGGTAATAGGTTTGCTTATACTCAACCCGGAAATCCTGCTGGCGGTAGTCAGCTTGGACAAGACGGAGGTTCGGGAGGAGGAGCGGGTATTTGGTATGGTGTTGGTGATTATCCTAACGGAGACGCTTCAGGGCGAGGAACAGCAAATCAAGGTTTTCCAGCTGGAGGTGCTAGAAGTCCAGCATCAAACTATGGTTGTGCTGTAGGTGGCGGTGGAGCAAGTGAAGCAGGTCAAAAAGGAAACCCTGATAATGTTATCGGAGGCAGAGGTGGAGCAGGTGTTGCATCTAGTATTACAGGTTCTCCAGTAGCTTACGCAGATGGTGGTGGAGGTGCATCAGGTAATAGTGGACTTTCAGCTCCTAATAATAAAGGAGGAGCTCCTGGTCCAGGAGGAAGTGGCGGAACAGGTTACGGAAGTGGCAGTCCCTCTAATTTAGAAGCAACTGATGGAGCCGTCAATAAAGGCGGAGGTGGTGGAGGTAGTGCTTATGGTCCCTCTCCTGGTTCTAGAATTGTCGGTAATGGCGGTTCAGGATTTGTTGCTGTTAATGACCCAAACGGTGATTTTGCTGCATCAAGTGTTTGGAATCTAAGAGCCGTATTTACGTTAAAAAAAGCAGGCGATTGGATTTAACCTAGCCTATTGATGCAATTATATTTTTGTATAAATTTACAACGTGCAGGTAATACTTTACTCGGCAGTATTCTAAATCAAAATCCCGATATAACTTTTACAGCTAATAGTCCTCTTACTGAAATTATTTACCAACTCGACTTAATAAAAACCAATAACACAATTACCCAACAGCAAAATTTTCCTCATAATGAGTCTTTAAATAATGTTATTAGAAAAACTTTTTATACTTATTCTGAAACATTTAAAACAAAATATGTTATTAATAGGTGTAATTGGGGGTCAGATGGCAACCTTGAATTATTAGAAAAGTATTTTGATAAAAAAATTAAATTTTTAATTCTGTACAGAAATCCTTTAGAGTGTTTAGCTTCGTTATGTAAAGCATATAAAATTAAAAAAGAAGATAGTGAATTAGCAGCAGACCATTACATGAATGTAGAAACAGGTACTTTAGGAAATGCTGCTAATCAAATTCCTTTTGTACGAAAAAATTACGAACATTTATTTATCACTTATAATCAAATACTAGACAATCCTAAAAATGTTGTTAATAACATTTATAATTTTTTCAATATACCGAAATTTCAGCATACGTATAAAAACCTAAAACAGTTCGAAATACAAAACATACAATATGATGATTCTATTTTTGGTGACGTAGATTTACACACAATAAGAACAGATGAAATAAAAAAGAAACCATATCCAATAGAAGATTTTTTACTTCCTTCTGTTATAGAAAAGTATAAGAATATAGGAAAAGAGTATGAATCTTAAATGGTATTATTGGTATTTTAAATCCGCTATACCAGAAAAAATATGTGACGATATAGTACGTTATGGTAAAAAACAAGATAAAGAGATAGCTACCACAGGAAACAGTAGTAAAAAAGAACTTACAGAAGTACAACTAAAAAACATTCAAAAGAAAAGAAAGTCAGATGTTGTATGGATGAGTGATAGGTGGATATATAACGAAATACAACCTTACATACATCGTGCAAATAAAAGTGCAGAGTGGAATTTTCAATGGGACTGGTCAGAATCTTGTCAATTTACCGAGTATAAAAAAGGACAGTTTTATGATTGGCATTGTGATTCATACGAAGAACCTTATAACGAACCTGAAAACTTAAATAGACACGGCAAGTTACGAAAACTTAGTATGACTGTATCACTTACTAACCCCGAAGAATACGAGGGCGGAGATTTAGAGTTTGATTTCAGGAACACAGACGAAGGCTCACAACCAAGAATATGTGAAGAAGTTAGAGAAAAAGGTAGTGTAATTGTTTTTCCTTCTTTTGTTTGGCATAGAGTAAAACCCGTAACAAAAGGCATACGACACTCTTTAGTGTGTTGGAATTTAGGACACCCTTTTAAATGATTACTGAATTAAAAAACCCTTTAACAGAAGAATATAAAAATTTAAAAGAATTAGTATTAAGTCCTTATCTTCATTGGTTTTATCTTGACAAAACAACAGACTCTAAAAATAAAGATTTAAGTTTTTTTAGTCATCATCTTTTAAGTAGGCAAGTGCATGAAATAGAAGGTAAAAAAGTTCCTGCAATACCAGTAAGCACTTCACCTTATTTTGAAAAATGTTATTTTATACTTAAAGAAATACTAGATTACAATAATATAGGTTTTGAAGTTATGTATAGGATGAACATAAACTTAACATTACATAGTAAGATTAAAGAAAGCGTACCTCACATAGATTTAAACTTACCACATAAAGTTGTTATAGTTTATTTAACTGAATTTACAAAAGGTAGGACAATAGTTTTAGAAGAAGATAAACAAAAGTTTTATTCAAATCCAAAAGAAGATAATGTAATTATGTTTGATGGTGCACTTACACATTATCAAGAATGTCCTGATATAGATGAAAAAAGAATAGTAATGATTGCAAATTTTCAATGAGTTTTAAAAAAGATAAATACCAAGTAATTAAAGGTGCTGTATCAAAAGAACTAGCAGATTTTTGTTATCAATATTTTTTAAACAAAAGAGCAGTTGCAAGATATTTGTTTGATGAAAGATATATATCACAGTTTACTGAATACTTTGGAGTTTGGAATGACCCACAAATACCCGAAACTTATTCGCATTACGCTGATATAGTTATGGAAACTTTATTACAAAAAGTAAAACCAATTATGGAAAAAGAATCAAGAGTAAAACTTATTGAAACATATTCATATGCTAGAATTTATAAAAATGGCGATGAGTTAGAAAAACATAAAGATAGGTACGCTTGTGAAATATCAACAACTATGCACTTAGGTGGAGATAAATGGTCAATATATTTAGAACCAGATATTGAAATAAATTTAAATCAAGGGGATATGCTAATGTATCGTGGTTGTGATTTAGAACATTGGAGAAAACCTTTTGAAGGTAAAAATTGTGGACAAGTATTTTTACATTACAACGATGCAAGTAGCAAAGATGCTAAACAAAATAAATACGACACTAGACCTATGGTTGGGTTACCAGCTTACTTTAAACAATGAACTTTATAGAAGAGTATCAAATAAGTAACAAAGCTGTTGATGAACTAATAAAGCATTGGAACAGTAATAAAGCTAACGCAGAAGAAGGTACAGTAGGTAATAATAGGATAGATAAAAAATTTAAAAAATCATTAGAAGTAATGATAACTCCAGAAGATTTAACAAACTTTTTATATAGAGATGAATTATTAAAATGCCTAAAACAATATGTTTCAAAATATAAATTTGCAGATGATGTAGAGTTTTATGGTATTAACCATAATACCAAAATACAGTATTACGACAAAGGATGGGGTTTTTATAAATGGCACGCAGAAAATGATGGTGGTCCTCATGTTATACAAAGACATTTAGTTTTTAGCACATATTTAAATAATGTTGAAAATGGAGGAACAGAATTTTTATATCAAGATTGTGTTACTAAAGCTAAAAAAGGTTCAACAATTATTTTTCCTGCAGGTTGGACACACGCTCATAGAGGACAAATATCTAAAAACCAAGAAAAATATATTATTACAGGGTGGTTTAATTTTTTATAAAAAGCTATTGAATTAGAAATCGTTGCTATTTTATTCAATTTGCTTTAGACTAAAACAGTACATTTATAGTTTCAACGAAAGAAAAAGGAGAAATAAAATGGTAGAATTAATTATGTGGATTACTACAATAGTAACGGTTGCTTCAATCGTAGCAGCTTCAACACCTACTCCAAAAGATGATGCATGGATAGGTAAGCTATATAAATTTGTAGATTTGTTAGCTTTAAACATAGGTAAAGCAAAGGAAAAGTAATGCCTACGGTAAAGGACGCATTAGCAGGACTTAATGCACATGAAAGAGAGTGTGCTATTCGTTACCAGTATATAGAAAAAAGTCTTGACGAAGGTCGTGCAAAATTTAAAAGATTAGAAATGCTTCTTTGGGGCATATATCCATTTATCGTAAGTTCAATTATTCTAACTAAGTTTTTATAGGAGGACTAAATGCCTCTTCAAAAACTTTTATTTAAGCCAGGAATAAATAAAGAAGCAACTGATTACGCTAATGAGGGCGGTTGGGTTAACTCTAATTTAGTTCGTTTCCGTAAAGGATTGCCAGAAAAAATAGGTGGTTGGGCTAAAGCCACTTCTAATAGTTTTAAAGCTACGGGACGAGCACTCCATGCTTGGGTAGCTTTAGAAGGAACTAAGTATTTAGGATTAGGAACCACTTGGAAATATTACGTTGTAGACGGAATAGTTTTTAGTGATGTAACTCCCATACGTTCAACTACAGCTTCTGGAGACGTAACTTTTGCAGCAACTGATGGTTCTTCTACTCTTACTGTAACAGATACAGCACACGGAGCTGTTGCTAAAGATTTTGTTACTTTTAGCGGAGCGGTGGGGTTAGGTGGAACTGTTTCTGCTAATAATTTAAATCAAGAATATCAAATCCTAACTGTAACAACAAACACGTATACTATCACAGCTAAAGATACTAACGGCGATACCGTTACGGCAAATAGTTCGGATAGTGGTAATGGCGGAAGTAGTGTAGTAGGAACCTATCAATTAAATGTAGGGCTTGATGTGTATATTCCCTCTACTGGTTGGGGGTCTGATACTTGGGGTGCAGGAACATGGGGAAGCGTTACTTCATTAGAATCCTCAAATCAGCTAAGATTATGGTCTCACGATAATTTCGGAGAAGACTTAGTGATGAACCCACGTGGTTCAGGAGTTTTTTACTGGGATGAATCTAATGGAACAGGAACAAGAGCGATTGCTTTATCTAGTTTAAGCGGAGCTAACCTGACGCCAACAAGAGCATTACAAGTTATGGTATCTGATGTAGATAGGCACGTTATTTGTTTTGGAGCAGACCCTTTAAATGATTCAAGCACCGCTAGGACAGGGGCAATAGACCCCATGTTTATTGCTTGGAGCGACCAAGAAAACATAACACAATGGGAACCGTTACCCACTAATACAGCAGGTTCTTTTAGACTTTCAGCAGGTTCTGCAATCGTAGGAGCATTAAGAGCAAGACAAGAAACTTTAATATGGACTGATACGTCTTTATATTCTATGACTTTCGTAGGTCAACCGTTTACTTTTTCAATTAACTTAGTTAACGAAGGAGTTGGATTAGTAGGACCTAATGCTATGGTTAACACTCCTAAAGGCGTGTTTTGGATGGATAAAAAAGGTTTTTATTCTTACGCAGGAGCTATAAAAGAACTTTCTTGTAGTGTAGACGACTATGTGTTTTCTGATTTAAATCAAACACAAAGTTTTCAGATATTCGGTTTTGTTAATAAAGCATTTAACGAAGTCGGTTGGTTTTATTGTTCAGCAGATAGCAATGTTATCGATAGATATGTTACTTATAACTATGAAGAAAATATTTGGATGATAGGAGAACTTTCTAGAACTTGTTGGTTAGACGAAGGTATCTTTAGCGACCCTAAAGCAACATCTAGTACCGATGACGTTGGGTATTTATTCAACCATGAAACAGGCAACGACGATGACGACACAGCAATGACTAATGTCTTTATAGAATCGGCTGATTTTGATTTAGGCGAAGGAGATTTCTATCAATCCATAAGTAGAATAATTCCTGATGTTAAATTTACAGGCTCTGCTAGTACCGGAGCAAACGGTCAAACAGTAGACATAGTTTTAAAAAGAAGAAACTTTCCTGGAGAAGAACTTACTACCGCAGTTACAGGTGCTTGTACTTCGGTAACTACTAAAATAGATACAAGAGCTAGAGGAAGACAAGCTGTTTTAAGAGTTCAATCTAACGATACAAACGCTAACGATGTAGGCATGAGTTTTAGACTAGGAGCAACTCGTATAGACACTAAACCGGATGGAATGAGGTAATGGCTAAGCTGTTAGAAACGAAACTTCCTGTAGCTATAGGACCTATTGACCCTGCACTATTTAATCGGTTAGTTAGAATATTAGAACTTAGTTTAAATAAAGTAAACGTAGGTTCTACTATAAATGTTAATGAGTCTGAAAGAAACATAAACCAATTTAATACAGGGGATGTTATTTGGAATTTAACTACGGAACAACTTCAGTTATGGACAGGAAAACAATGGTCAGATATTTATTTAGGAACAGAAAAGGGAGTTCAGGGAACAATGTCTCTTGGACAAATAAGTGTGTCAACTGGTGGCAACACGACAATAAAAATATTATAAAAGGGGATATTATGGATATGAAAAAACTACAAGAAGAATTAACTTTCGACGAAGGGTGTGTAGATAAAATATATTTAGACCACCTAGGATATCCTACTTTTGGTATAGGTCATTTAATATTAGAAACAGACCCTGAACACGGACAAGACGTAGATACTCCTGTTTCTAAAGAAAGAATTGATGAATGTTTTGGAAACGATATACAAAACGTTATAAACGATTTAGACAGAAACATGGAATGGTGGAAAGATTTACCAGAAGATTTACAAAGAGTTATGGCTAATATGTGTTTTAATTTAGGTATTACACGTTTGTTAAAGTTTAAAAATTTCTTAGCTGCTATGGAAAATAATGATTGGGATAAAGCCGCAGTTGAAATGTTAGACAGTCGTTGGGCTATACAAGTAGGTCCACGAGCTATAAGATTAAAAGATAGAGTAATAGGAGCATAATATGAAAGTTAAAGCACCAAAAGGATTTCATTGGATGAAGAACGGCAAATCGTTTAAATTAATGAAACATGCTGGTAAATTTGTAAAACACAAAGGTGCTAGTTTAACAGCTAATTTCGCAGTACAAAAAGTACATAAGAAAAAATAGGAGAATAAAATGCCCGCAAAAAAGAAAACACATAAAACTAAAGACGGCAGAACTGCTAAAAAAGGTCTTTATTACAATATAAATAAAAAACGTAAAGAAGGCAGAAAAATGCGTAAGAAGGGAGCTAAAGGTGCACCGACAGCAGCTGCTTTTAAACGTTCTGCTAAAACAGCTAAAAAGCCTAAAAAGAAAAGTAAGAAAAAATAATGGCTACAAAACGTAAAGAAAAGTCTATAAGACGTACTACAGGTAAAGGCGGTAATTACCGTAAAACTAAATCAGGTGCGGGCATGACTAAGAAAGGCGTTAAAGCATATAGAAGAAAAAATCCTGGTAGCAAATTAAAAACAGCTGTTACAGGTAAAGTTAAAAAAGGAAGTAAAGCAGCAAAAAGAAGAAAGTCTTATTGTGCTAGAAGTGCGGGACAGATGAAGAAGTTTCCTAAAGCCGCTAAAAATCCTAATTCAAGATTACGTCAAGCACGTAAAAGGTGGAAATGTTAATGGCTAAAAAAGCACCAGATGCGTTTGTATACAACGCTACATTAGAAAGAATAGTAGACGGAGATACATTTGATTGTTGTCTCGATTTAGGTTTTGATGTTAAACTCCATAAACAAAGAGTTCGTCTTTCAGGTATCGACACACCAGAGTCTAGAATTAATACAAAACGATACCCCGAAAGAGCTAAAGAAAAACTTATGGGTAAAGCTGCAAAAGTAAGATTAGCCGAAATTTGCAAAGGAAATTTTAAAGTTAAATCTTTAGGCAAAGGCAAGTACGGTAGAATTTTAGGTATTCCCTATACAGAAGACGGTAACGATATTTGTCAAATGTTAATAGATGAAGGACATGCTGTTGAGTATCATGGGGGTACAAAGACCAAAATCTGGGGAGTTGATTAATTCTCATGGACTCCGTAGTTCAATTAATTAATGAAGTAGGTTTTCCAATAGCAGCAGCTATAGGATTAGGTTTGTTTATTTGGAAACTTATAAACAAAATAATTGACGGCATGGAAACTAAAGTAGATGTACTTGATGAAAAAGTATCAGCACAAATAGCTCAAATAGAAGAACGGTTAGGTCAGAAATTAGATTCACAACACGGTATTTTAGTAGCTCTTATAGACAGAGTTAGGTCTGTAGACAATGAGATAATTAGACAAGACACACTTCTCAAGACTATACTTGGGGTACCACAACTTATGAACACGGATAGAATAGCGAAAGCGAACAGGGATGACCAAAGGAAAGATTAATGAAAAAAGTATTTTTAACGGAGTTTAAAGTAGGAGATACAATATACGAAGGTCCTTTTATATACGCTAACAGTTTTGAAGAAGCCGATTTAGAAGCAGAAGCATTTGGAGTAGTTATCGTTGGAGAAGCTAAAATAGTTATAGGAATAGACGACAACGAAGAACAAGAAAGAGTTTTACATTAGGAGAAAAAATGACGCCTGAGCAAGAAAAAGATAGACTATTATGGATAATAATGGCTATAGGAGCAATGTTAATTATCGGTGTTTTTGTAGAAAACGTTAGAGCAGACCAAATAGTTCATAAATTTAAATCACCTAGTTTTAACGGTATTGGCACATCATCTCACTATTTAACAATAGAAAATCAAGAGTTTAGTCGTAAGCTAACTATTAAAGAAGAAATCAAAGCCTTGCAAGATGAAATAGAACGAGAAAAAGAAAACAGTACATTGGCTAGATTCATGAGGAACTTAGAATCACGTGTCTACGCTGAACTGTCTAGACAATTAGTTAACAACCTCTTTGGAGAAACACCCTCTGATTCAGGTACAATAGAACTAGAGGGAAACATCATTGAGTATACAAGCGATGGTGTAACATTAACATTAAAAATTACTGAGGCAGATGGAACCGTCACTGAGATTACAATTCCTATTGGTACTTTTACTTTCTAGTTGTTCTACATTAGACCAAATTGAAGACACGTATGAATATAGGTTCGGCAAAGAAAGTATTGTAAATATCCAAGATTTACAGTCTGTTGCTTTACGTGATGTTTCTATTCCTAAAGTTAGTCCTGTAGTAGCTGTGTATCCTTCAGCTTTTACTGACCAAACAGGTCAGCGTAAAAGTAATAGCGAGTTTGCTTTATTTAGTACAGCTATAACACAACAACCAAACGCATTACTTATACGAGCTTTAAAACACGCAGGTAATGGTGATTTCTTTAGGGTAGTAGAAAGAGTTGGTCTTGATAATTTAACTAAGGAAAGACAGCTTATACGTTCAGCAAGAGAACAGTTTGCTAGTGATGAAGAAAAGAAAAAACAATTAGCACCGTTATTGTTTGCAGGTGTTCTGTTAGAAGGTGCTGTTATTAGTTATGAAGCTAATCTAGAATCGGGAGGTATCGGTGCTAGGTATTTAGGCATTGGCAACAGCGTACAGTATAGGGAAGATAATATAACAGTTAGCCTTAGAATGGTTTCTGTAGCTACGGGAGAAGTTCTGTTAGAAGTATTAAGTCAGAAAACTATATTTAGTTATGGTAAATCTAATGATGTATTTAGGTTTATAGAAATGAATACTGAACTTGTAGAAATAGAAGCAGGCAATGCAAGAAACGAGTCTTCTACTATTGCTTTAATGAAAGCTATCGAAGGCGGAGTATTAGAAATAATTAAGTTAGGTTACAAAAAAGGTTACTGGGTTTTACAAACAAAAGAAAAGAAGGTAGAATGAAGGTATGATGATGAACAGGTGCATACAATTATTGTTATGTTTTGTTTTATTGCCGTTATATGCTGCGGACAATGAAATATATGTAGACCAGTCTGGTACTGGTGCTAATATAGATTTAGAACAGCTAGGTATATCTAATATTATTGGTGGATTAAATTCTACAGCAGGTAGTGTAAATGCTTTCGATTTAGACGGTACTACTATGACCTTGGACATTAATATGATTGGTGCAACTAATAAGTTTCTTGGTGATATTTTTGCAGATAACTTTACAGGTTTGTACAACTTCACCGGAGGCACTAATACATTCACTATTCAAGTAGACCCAACAGATTCTTATAGTTCAGACGGCTCTAATCAAAACGTAGCAGTTACTGGTAGCAGTAATACATTTACTTTAAACCAAGGTACAACTGCAATAGCCGCGTCTCTTGATTTAGATTGGATTATTCAAGGCTCTAATAATACAATTACTTCTAATATCAATATTGATGGTGCAACAAACTACATGGATATAGACGGCAGTGATAATACAGTAAACTATACAGGTACGGGTGTTAATGCTTCAGCAGGTGGTTATTTTTACTTAGACCACACAGGCGGTTCAAGAACATTCAATATACAACAACTGAGTACCCAAGATAATGACTGGCTTAAAATTATATCGAATGGCGGCACTGCTGCTTCTACTGTTTGTGTCATTCAAAACGACCAAGGTACAAGCACAAGCTGCTGATATTGGGGACATATCTGAATTAAACGGTTCAGCACAAATAGTCAGAGATAAACCATACGACGCTAACTTAAAGTTTGCTATTCAAAGTAATGACGAAGCTATAACTACTGACGGTAGAATGGCTATTACTTTTTTAGATGCATCTGTAGTAAAATTAACTGAACACTCACAACTTCTTATAGATGAATATATTTATGACCCTGACCCAAGCAAATCTAAAATGGCTCTTACCTTTGGTCTTGGGACAGCACGGTTTATTACTGGTAATTTAAACCGTATAGATAAACAAAACATAGAACTTAGAACTCCTACAGCCAATATCGCCATTCGTGGAACTGACTTCACAGCGACGGTAGACGAGCTAGGACGTTCACTTATTATTCTTTTGCCTGACGCTTTAGGTCTTTCTAGTGGTGAAATAGAAGTAGTTACTGCTATGGGAACAGTAGTGCTTAATAAACCTTACGAAGCAACTACGGTAAGTGTATTCGAGTCAGCCCCTTCTAAACCAGTTATCTTAGATTTAACATTAGATATTATTGATAATATGTTAATCGTTACACCTCCTAAACAAGAACAGACAGTTGAAGAAGAAAGAACAACAGCACAAACAGATAGCGTATTAGATTTTAATGATTTAGATATTGATTATCTTGCCGAAGATTTTTTACAGGAAGAAGACTTAGAATTTACAGAACTCGATATAAATTTCTTAGATGTGAATTATCTTGAAGACTTACTAAATGTGTTAGATGCGTTAGCTGTCGCTGAAGACGAAGACCAATTAGCACAAGCTACAAGTACGCAAATATCTGGAACTCTTTTAGGTAAAGACCCTGAGACTCAAATAACAACTTTAATAACAGGAAACGTTGTTAGTTTACGAAGACAAGTAAACGAAAGCGTTAGAGTAGATTTAAACGGTAGTGATGCGTATACTGTAATTTTGATACAAGACGGAGTATCTAATATAATCAAGGTGAACGGAGGAAGCGATAGTGTTATTACCATTACGCAAAACGATGGATGAAAAAACTTTTTATAGTACCTATATTGTTAATACTTTCATTACCTTTAGTGTTTCAATCAACACCTACAGAAATATTAAAACTTAAAGTATTCGATAATTTCATAGAGAAACAACAGCCTTCAGGTAATTTTGTTATTTTAAATATAACGGAAGAAGACGTTGAACGTGAAGGTGGCTATCCTTTGCCGAGAAAAAGGTTAGCTGATATACAACTAGAAATATTAGGCAAAGGAGCCCTTGGCGTTGGTTGGGTTATTTCTTTTCCACAACCAGACAGACTTATGGGAGACGAAGATTTTGCTAGGTCTTTAGGTTATGCTCCTAGTGTAATAGCCACATTTGAGGACGGTAATAAAAACTATCCTAAAACAACAGGCACCGTTATTAAAGGTCCCGATGTCGGTGGTTTATCTTCTACGGGAGTTAAACAAAATTTTAATCTTTACGATGATATAGCACAAGGAGTTGCTATAGCCCCAGTTGAAGTAGACCAACTCGTTAGGCGTATTCCTCTCTTATTAAAGACGCCTGACGGGTGGGCTCCTTCTTTCGGAGTTCATGTTTTAAAAAACTTAACAGGTGCTCGTACTTATATTATTACTACTAATGATAACGGCGTACAAGAAATAGCGGTTAGGGGTATACCGCCGGTAAAAACAGATAGTTTTGGTCGTAAGTGGGTCAGTTGGGTAGAAACAGAAGAAACTGATTTACAAGAAATGGATGTAAATGGTAGGTTTGTTTTTGTAGGTGTTACTGCTAATGGTGTGATGCCGCAAATTGCAACTCCTGTTGGTTTACTTGAACCTCATAAAATACAAGCAGCATTAGCAGAATCAATACTCATACAAAATAGTCCGTATATTCCTGATTACGCTTTAGCTTTAGAACTGCTTATCTTTATAGCGTCTGTAGGGCTCGTATGGGCGTTTATAAGCTACTTAGGTATAACGTGGGGCGTAAGCCTAGCTTTACTTACGATGGCTTTAACGGGCTTCTACGGTTACTACACTATAACTACGGGTGTTTTAATAGATATTACGTGGTCTTTAGTTTCTCAGTTTATCGCAGGAGCTATAGCTTTCTATTTAAGATTTAGAGAACAATACAAATTAAGACAACAAATTAAAAAACAATTTGAACATTATCTTGACCCAAGACAAGTTAAACGTTTACAAAAAGACCCTAGCTTATTAAAACTAGGGGGAGAAAAAAGACGTTGTACTTTTTTGTTTACAGACGTTAGAGGGTTTACAGCTTTATCGGAAACACTATCTCCTGAAGAAGTAACAACAATAATGAACAAAGCATTAACTATACAATCAGATGCAGTACAAAAATATGGAGGAATGGTAGATAAGTATATTGGAGATGCAATGATGGCTATCTTTAATGCACCTATGGATTTATTACATCACGAAAAGATAGCTGTAGACTGTGCTAAAGAAATACAAGAAAATATAATAAAAGCCGATATTGGTATTGAAATCGGAGTAGGGGTAAATACGGGTGAAGCTGTTATAGGCAATATGGGCAGTGACACTAGATTTGATTATTCAGCTATAGGAGACGCTGTAAATACCGCCGCTAGACTAGAATCCGCAACTAAAGAAGCGGGTGTAAACATACTTATTGGGGAAGAAACAGAACTATATTGTGGTTATCGATTAAAACAATTAAAACCAATAAAAGTAAAAGGTAAAGAAAAACCTTTAAAAATATACACTTTTTGATATATAATCAATATATCAGCCCTTGTGCTGCAGTTTACGAGATGAGCTTTAACTCGCAAATACGTGTAAACACGCTGGAGAAACAATGGTTGGAGTGGATAAAAAGACTTATAAGAAAAAAGCACAGAGCCGTTCTGGTTTTGTTATATACTCGTCTAAAGGAAAAAAGACAAAATCTAGGAGCCGCTTCTAATGGCTTTAACCCAATTAAAAACAATACCTGAAGTTAACGATAATGAAGTTTCTGAGTTTGTTGCATATAAAGAAAATCAAAAACAGTTTATAACAAAAGTAGCTGAATTTGAAAAAGTTTTAAATAAACTTTCTAAACAAACAGGTCAAGATAAAAATCTTCCCTCTCTAAAAGGAGAAACAGAAGGTGCGGTTACTCATGATTTTGCTGACGGACAGTATATAAGAACTATTGTTATGCCTAAAGGATTAACTTTAGTTAGTAGAATACATAATAAAAACCATCCTTTCTTTATTATGAAAGGGGAATGTTCTATTTATACCGAAAAAGGACTTCAACGTATAAAAGCTCCGCATCACGGAGTAACTTTAGCAGGAACACAAAGACTTATGTATATTCATAAAGAATGTACTTTTATAACAGTTCATAGAACGGATTGTTTAACCCCTAAAGAAATAATAAAAGAAGTAACCGTTAAAGATTTTTCTGAAACTTCTTTAAAAGGTTTTGATTTAAAACAATTAGATAAATTAATACACAACATAGAGGTAACTATATGACTATGATGACGGCAGCCCTTGTTATGACAGGAGGAACTCTTTTAGCAGGAAAAATAGCATCTAATAGAGCAAAAGACCCTAAAGCAGCTATTGGTAGCGGTACTTCACCTAGTTTACAGCCAGGAGAAGGAGCACCATTCACACCAATAGAAGGAAGTGCCGTTCAAAATTTCGGTGATTTTGAATATGAAAACATGGCAGAACCTGAATTAAATAAAGAAGCACAAGAAGCACAATTATTAGCTTTGTTACAAGAGGCAGGTTTCGATGCTGAAGGATTAGCTAATCTTGCTTTTGGAGGAGAGGTTGAATATAAAGCAGGTGGTGGCGGTATAGGTGGTTTAATGAATCCTGAAGAATTAGAAGAATTATTAGCGGCTATCGGAGGAGCGGGTAAACGTCCTCAAATGAGCGACGTCATAGACTTTACTTCTATAGCGGAACCTGATTTAGCTGATACAATGGTAGCTCAACTAGCTGAAGACCCTAAAAATTTAATAGCTGATTTTAGTCCTGAAATAGGTATGCCTGAAGAAGTTCCTACAGGTATGTTAGAAAACGCACAAATAGGTTTAGAAAATTTTGCAATAGATAATCCTGAAATGTTCAATGCAGGACTAGGAGCCTTAACTGATGTTCTTATGGCGGCACTTGTAGATATGCCCGAACGTAAAGGTAGTATGGTTAGAACACAAACACTTCCAGGAAACGCAGCACGAAGAAGAAATCAATTACAAAACATAACTCCTATTGGTGGGTCTAGTGTAACTTTTGCTAAAGAAGGTAAAGTATTAAAAAGACCAATGTTTATGCCTCATGGAGGTCCTATGAACGGTCCCGGTGGTCCTAAAGATGATTTAATTCCAGTGATGGCAAGTAACGGAGAATATATGTTATCTAAAGCCGCAGTAGATGCAGCAGGTAACGGTAGTCATGCTAAAGGCGTGGCTGTTTTAGATAAATTTAATAATATGGGAAATAAGAGATATGGCGTCTAGAGAAGAACAAGAATATTCAAGTCAAGCCCCCGCCCCGTATATAGGGCAGTTTTTACAACAGGATATATTTCCTTTTGCACAACAATTTTTACAACAACAGTTTCAAAACTTAGGTCAAGCTGATTCAAGTCCGTTTACTTACACAGGACAAAGAGTTGCTGATTTTGACCCGAGAGAACTTTATGGTATGGAACTTGCCGATTCAGCTATCGGTAGTTATAGACCATATCTAGGTGCACAAGCAGATTTACTAGATGAAGCAGCAGGGATATCTAGAGAAGGATTAGCTAGAGGACAGGATGAAATTTCTAGAGGGTTAAGTGCTGGTAGAGGGTTAGCAGGATTAGGTGCTGACCTTACTAGAGGAGCCCAATTTGATACAGCAGGCAGAGATTTATTAGCAGGAGCACAACAAAGACAATCCGGCAGAGGTCTTATAGAAGGAGCTCGGTTTGGTCAGTCAGGAAGAAGTTATCTTCAAGGCGGAGTACCTAATTTTAGTGAAGCTCAACAATTAACTAGAGCAGGTGCACCTAATTTAGATTTAGCTAGGCTAGAAACAGCATCAGCCAGACCTCAGTTCGGCGGTGCCAGAGCAGGTTTTGCAGGGGCTAGAGCAGAAACATTAGGAGCAAGACCGAACTTTAGAGGAGCTAGAGGAACACTAGGTAGAGCAGAACAGACTGGTTATGGTTCTGCAAATCGTTTTGACCCCAGTGGAATAGCAAGTTTTTATAATCCGTTTGAAGAAGACGTAGTACAGCAAACATTAAAAGACGTTAGAGAGGGTTTAGCTAAAAGTGATATGGGTCTTAGAGACGAAGCTGTTAGTGGAGGAGCTTTTGGTGGTTCTAGGTCTAGAATGAGACGTGATGAGTTAGCAGAAAATGTAGCAAGAGGAGCAGCAGAACAGGTAGGAGCTATTCGTAGTGGTGGTTTTTCTGATGCTGCTAATAGAGCACAACAAGCGTTTGAAGCACAACAACAAAGACAAGCAGGACTTGCAGGACTGCAATCTAGTATTGCGGGTCAAGAAGGAAGTTTTGCAGGACAAGAAGCACAAACTGCATTAGGTAGAGCTTCACAACTAGGCAGTTTAGCAGGTCAAGAAGCAGGATTAGCCGGTCAAGAATCTCAAGCAGCATTAGCTAGGGGAAGACAGTTCGGAGACCTTTCTACTACTGAAGCTCAAAACGCATTAAGTAGAGCAGCACAACTAGGAAGTTTAGAGGCACAACAAGCACAGGCTAAATTAGCTACAGGACAAGCATTGAATGCTTCAGAACAGGCAGCAGTTGATAACGCTATGGCTAGAGGACAACAACTAAATACTTTAGACCAACAAAGATTCGCTAACCAACTACAACAAGGACAACAGTTATCTAATATTGACCAACAAAGATTTGCTAGTCAGTTGCAACAAGGTTCACAATTAGGTGCTTTAGGTCAACAACAGTTTGGTATGGGGCTACAAGGCGGTCAAGGGTTAGCCGGATTAGGTCAACAAACAGCGGGAGCACTGAGCGGCTTCGGTAGTCAATACGGCGGTATGGCTAGTTTATTACCACAACTACAACAACAAGATATTTCATCAATGATGGGTATGGGTGGACTAGGTAGAGGAAGACAACAATCCCTAATGGATTTAAATTATCAAAACTTTACAGGTCAATACAACTTACCTATGCAAACGTTACAAAATGTTGGAGCACTTACAGCTTCTCTTGGACCTATGGCAGGTGGTTATGGTTATGCAGGTGGTGCACCAACTACTAACGCTAACTATAATCCGTCAGGAACAATGGGCACAGGTTTAATGGGATTGCCTGGTGCCGGTAATTTTGGTTTTGGTCAAACTCCTCCTATAGGAATGCCTCCTATGGGAATAGCTCCTCCTCAAAATATGGGACCCGGAAGTTTTGGAGGACCTAGCTCCTCATTCCAAAACTATAGGAGTATGGTTTAATGGCTAAATATAATCCTTTCCCAACGTTCGGGGGTAAAAATGGTATTGCAGGTATAACTCCTGTTAAATTATCCCCAACTCAAATGAGGTTTCCAACAGCTCGTGCACCCGTTAGACGTGCACCTGAACCAGATACTTTAGAAAAAATAGCTCCTTTGTTGCCTTTTCTTTTTGAGGGTATAGGTTCAATGTTTAAAGGTAAACCAGAAACTATGACCGATACACAATATTTAGATAGTATTGGTGGGTTGAGTAGTGGCACTACTTTAGAGGATGAGTTAAGTAATAGGAAAAAATTAGCACAACTACAAACATATCAGCAGTTCGGTACGCCTGAAGAAAAAGACGGTTTTGGTTTTGACGATATTTTTGATATAGTCGCCGCTAGTCAATTAGGCAGAGGAGCAAGTTCTTTTGCAAAAAACACTGTAGCTTTAAACAGGGCTAAAGAACAAGACAGATTAACAAAAGCAACAAATAGAGCAGCTTTTACAAAAGAAGCATTAAAAGATATAAACAATTTACAATTTAAAAACTTTGAAGATACCGAAAAAGCCCAAGTAGGTGTTCCAGATTACCGTAGTGGTTTTGTTGACCCTAGAGGAAATATTTATGTTTTAAATAATGATAAAACAGGTTACGAAAATGTAACTGAGTTGGGTGGTAACTGGGTAGAACGACTTGCTAGACCAACAACATCTTTATCTACTCAGTTAAAAGACCCACGTTTAGTTGATTTAACTAAAAAAGACGGAGAACTAAACGCTAAAGATACTGCTTTATTGGGCACAATGACGCTTACTAATGAAATGGTTAGAATGCTTGATAAAGGTATAGCGGACCCTAAACAAAATCCATTAACCACAGTAACTAGTATTGGTAATTTCTTAAATAGTGCAACAGCTAACGCAAATCAAGTATTATCTTATATGGGCGGCGGAGACGTATTAAATGCTTTTGCTACATCCGATGATATACAAAACAACACAGCAGGCTCTAACGGCAGAGAAGGTTCTGGTCAACTAGCTAAACAATTATATACAGCTGTACAGTCTGGTGACGATGAACAGATGTTAGCGGCTATGGAGGCTTTTGAAAAAGGTAATCCAGAAGTTAGCTTTAGAGCTTCGTTAGGTGATATGGCATATAATAATGTAAGAACTAGAGCTACGATGTTACAGTTAGCCTATGCAGCAGCAGCGGCTAATGGTCAAACAGGTAGAACATTATCGGATAAAGATTTAGCTTTCCATTTACAAATGGTAGGTTTTGGTGCTACACAAGATGCACAAACAGCTAAAGATAATATTTTAGGTTTTGTAGATACCTTAGTTAGACAAACAGATAACGTAATACAAGGAACTATATCATTAAACAGTATACAAGCAGGTCGTTATGATTTAGGCGACCAACTGTTTACAAGTATTCTTGCTGGTTATTGGCAACCTCCTGAAGTTGATGGAACTCCTGATTTTACTAATGCACAAGGTTATGAATTTAAAAACTTTTATAAACGTTACAATAAAGTTCCAGATGTTGTAAGTTATCAAAAACACAAAAGACGTGCGGGAACAGAATTTAATCCTAATCAAACAAAAACATTAGTAAATCCAAGCACTAAACTAGAAGAAGATTTAGAAGCACTAGAATTGTTATATGTAAAACCTAAAAAGATACCTTAGTTATTAATATGGAAGTTACCCAAGAACAAGAAAATGAGTTTTATGCTTTAAGAACTAAAGCAGCAAATAGTTTAGCTAATAAAACTCTTAAAGATAATCCTAACGTTACTTACGGTCAATTGTTATCACCTAAAGAATTAGAATTCGCAGCTCATGTATTTAGTCCTGATATTAAATCGAGAGCTTCTTTAATATATACTCCTGAAGAAATAGCACAAATAGAATCTGCTGTAAACTGGGAACAAAGAGTTTCTCCTTATAATAGAGCACCTGTAGATTTCGATATGTATGAACGTTTTCCTGAGTATATGAAACAGGTGGATTTTTTTAATAGCCCTGAAGCTCAAGAAAGAAGAAACATGGGAAAAGTACGTGGTAACTATCCCGATGATTATCAACCACTAGAACCTGTAGCTCCTTTTGGTATAGAAAAATCTAAAGAAATAAATAGTCTTGGTTTTGATTCTTCTCCAGATAACCAACTCCAGTTTGATAATGCGGGCGATGCTTTTAAATTTAATAACATGGTTGCTTTTGGTCCCCGTAAAATGACAAAAGAACAGTATCAAAGACTAGGAGAACAGTTTGGATTAAAAGGTGATTATATTTATATAAACCCTAGTAAACCTTCCTTGGGTGTAGCTTTTAAAGCAGAAGGCGAAGAAGATTTTAAAATAATAAACTCTCCTGAAATAACATTAGATGATACTATGCGAATTATAACTCAAGAGTTTCCAGCTATAGCAGGAGACGTTGGTTTGACTCTTTACGGAGCTAGTAAGTTTACAACACCTGCAGGATTAGCAGGGGGTGTCATAGGTAAATTTGGTAAAGTTTTAGGTTTATCAGGTGCTTCGGCTATCGGTGCGGCAGGGGGAGATTATGTACGTTTGTTAATAGGTTCTGCTATGGGAGCTCATGATTTAACAGCTGAAGAAATGTTAAAAGAAGCAGGAGTTATAGGTGCTTGGGCTTTTGGTGGTACAGCCGCTATAACATTATCATCTAGAGCAATAACAAAAGCATATAAAGCTATATCAGGAAAAGACGTTCCTCCTGGGATGTTAGAACAAATAGATGATGCTTTACAAGCGTCTAGACAAACAGACGCAGCAGGTCCTGGATTACTATATGGTGATGATGTTTCTGTACAACAAATCAGAAATCAAATAAATAAACTAGCTGATAACTATGGAGCAGAGTTCGGGAAAGGATATAACCCAACAATAGCATCACAAGCAGGCACACAGTCAGCAGCTGATTTAGAAACAGTGTTTTTAAAATACGCTGACGACCCTGATTTAAGAGAACTATATAATCAAATAAAAGGTGGAAACCAAGAAGTTATAGATGAGTTTGTAAGAACTTTAAACGAAAAGATTGGACCTTCTATTAGTGGAGTAGACGACGCAACAGGAGCAACAGTTTCAGAAGGTCTTAGAGTGTTAGCTCAAAAAGATATAGACTTATTTAACGAACAAGCTTTCGAGATGATTAACCAAGTAAGACGTCAAGTTGGTGGTGCTGATGATGCCGCCGCTGCTGGAGATGCTATATTAAGGCAAGTAGATAACCCACAAGCGTCTAGTGGTCCTATATTTGAAAGAACACAAACTAGGTTAAATGAAATTAAAAAAGGATATTTAGAACCTTTTAATGAAGGATGGACTACTGCTTTAAATAACCCACGTTATGCTAACTTAAAAACAGGTGCAGGGTATACAAGAGCTCCCGCTCAAAAATGGTTAAACGCAAGAAAAGGAGAATCGAATAATCTTTTCCGTTCTTCACAAGGCGACGAAGCGGTAAAAGAATTATACAGTTTATTACCCGCAGGAACAAAAGAAACTATAAACAGGTTACGCGGTATTGGTAAAAAAGGTTTTGAATCACCTAACTTTACTTTGAACGAATTAAACTCTGCTAGAGTTGCATTAAACGACTTCGCTAGTAATTTACCTGATGGTAAACAAGGTATTGCAAGATTAGCTAGAGACCTTGAACGTGGTTTGGAAGACCAAATGAATGTTTTAGTTAGAGAAGGTGCTTCTGCTGAATCCGGAATACCTATGACACAAAAAGTTACGTTAAACAAATGGATAGACGAAAATAAATACGGCGATGATTTAAGACAAGCCTGGAGTAGTCAAAAAGAAGCATTACAATTATCTAACAACCAAGCAATAAGGTCTATTTTACAACAAGAACGTCCTGAAAAAATAGCGGAGTATATGTTTAATACTGTCGCTAAAGGCAGCAAAAGAAATAAACCGATGACTGATTTTATGGCTGTATTAGAAAGAGAGGGTTCTGACGAAATACTTCAAATACAAGAAGGATTAGCAGCATATATACAAAGAGAAGTATTAGACGCTCCTGATTTATCAGCGTTACAAATAGCTAAACAATATAGAAAGTTTGTAAAAGAAAATGAAGGAACATTACGAGCTGTGTTTGGTGATAAGAACTTTGCTTCTAGGTTTTATAATCCAAAAGGATTTGACAAAGTTATTAAAGGTATAGAAAAAACTAATGAAGACATACTTAGAATAGAAGCACGTTTTGGTATGGCACAAGCAGGAGAACCGGATAAAAAGATAACAAACATAGTTGAAAGTATTTTAGCTACAGGTAAAACACAAAAACAATCAGGACGTATTTTAGAAGACATTGAATACCTTGCTTCTATTACTAAAAATAATCCAGAACTGGCTGAACAAGTAGCACAAGTTACTAAAAGATATTTATTATCAGATATTATTACACCTAGGCAAGGAGGTGGTTTTGAAATAAACGGAGCTAGTTTAGATAAACTTCTTAAAGAAGGTTTCGGTCCTGAAGAAGTTGTTGGTCCTCGATTAACTTTTGATAGTTTTATGAAGCCTTTGTTGGGTAAAAAAGCAGGTAAAGAATTTATTGAAAATTTAAAAATATTGAACAGCATGGTTCAAAGAGAAGCTGGTGTTACACCTTCAGAAGGTATTCAAAAAGTTATTACAGGAGGAGAATATATTGTAGGTAATAATATTGAAGGTGCTAGAATGTTACAAAGATTATTAATACCACCGTTAACACAAACAGGTAGAAGAATAACAGCTATTTCTTCTAGGCAAGCAGAAAACTCTCGTAAATTTATTGGTCGTATGTTATTAGACCCTGAGTTGTTTCAAAGAACTATGCAGTTTGCACAAGGCAGAGAAAGCACTCAAAAATTTATAAGTTTCTTAACGTCATACAGTATGGTTGCTGCTAATGACATAGGGAATGAATTAAAATATTACGATACAGAAGATAAAAAACAAAAAACTCCAGAGGACTCTGACAGGTTACAAAACTTAGTACCTCCGGTTCCTGAAAGAATTACACAAATAGGTGGTGGATTATAATGGCTAGAAGAAGGTTTGAACGAGAAGATTTTATGACACAAGGAATAATGAATCCTTTTGCACAAGAACTAGAATCTATTAGGCTAAGAAAAGATGCAAATGATTCTATAAACAACGCTACTGACCAATATGAAGCAGATGTTGCTGATTTTAAAAGCACACAAGCTAATGAATTTGAACAAGGATTAGCTAGTTTGTTAGAACAAGAGCCTATATTTACCCCTCCTCCAATTTTTAGAGATGAGCCGCCTATATTTACACCTCCTGGAAATCCTTACCAAGATATATTTAGACCTCCATTTGAACCACCAATAGATAGACCTCCATTTAGACCTCCATTTGAACCACCGTATGTACCACCAATAGATGGACCGCCTGATGTTCCACCGTTTGAGCCACCAATAGATAGACCTCCCTATGTACCACCAATAGACGAACCTCCATTTAGACCTCCCTATGTACCACCAATAGACGAACCTCCATTTAGACCTCCGTTTGACCCACCAATAGATGGACCGCCTGATGTACCCCCGTTTGACCCGCCACCGCCACCGCCACCTCCACCACCTAGTGGACCTATAAATCCGTATACAGGTAAGCCGGTTAATAATCCGTACACACCATACTCAACGGATAGTGGGGCGGCACCATTAACTAGGGCAATAACTCCCAGAGATTTTGGTCAAGCTCCTGGATTTGAACGTCCTATAGGAGGTCCTCCAATTATTTTACCGCCCGCTCCACCACGACCACCAATCGAACCTCCGATTATGTGTTTTGTAGCAGGAACAAAAGTTGATATGGCTGATGGAACTAAAAAAGTTATCGAAAATATTGCAATGGGAGACGAAGTATTAGCTCTAAATGGTGAAAAAGATGTAGTTTCTTATGTACATGATATTCCAAAAGCTGACAGAAGTTTATGGACTATAAACGATAGAATAACAGCTACAGATGCTCATGCGTTTTTAACTGAAGACGGATGGAAATCTAATAATGCTGAACTATCTAATACAGTTTATAACGAGTATGGAATAAATATTAAAGACTTACAGCTAGGTGATAAATTAATAACTAACGATGGAGTAGAAGAAGTTACAAAGCTTGAAAACGAAAAAGATTTTGTAAAAGTTTATAACTTCACCACGTCTAACACACATACATATATGGTAGACGGTGTTGTTTCTCATAATAAACAACCTCCCGGACGACCACCAATACTTTTTTCTAAAAAAGAGCCAGACGGTATGAAAAACGGTGGAGGTATTTCTATGTTGCCGATGAACGGACAAGGTGATACAATGACAACACAGATGTTTCAAAGAGCATTTAGACCAAGGAGATAATTATGGACCCGAATGAAAAATTAACAGGAATAACACAAATGGCACCTCCTTCTATGATGGCGGGCGGAATGGGTGGTGGACAACCCCCTATGCCTCCTATGAATAACCCGCAACCTCCTACACCTCCTATGCCTGAACCAGGAATGGGTGAAATGGCTATGCAGGGTCAAGAACCTCCTATGGAAGAACCAGGAATGAATTTAGAACAAGATTCAGCTATGTTAGCAGAAGCTGTAGTAGGCAGAGCACAAGGAGATATAGGGGCTGCTATTGCTGTGTTAGATAACGCTAAAGCTATGTTAATCTCTGCTGCTGAAGGCGGTGGTCAAGAACCTCAGATGATGATGCATGGTGGTGAAGTTCATTATGAAATGGACGGAGGACCTTTGTATCGTGAAGGTGGGGGTGAATTAAATCCAGGATTGAGAGCATTAGCTAAAAAAGAACCAAAACTTGTTGAAAAAATTACAGGTAAACCTTTACCCCAAAATATGTATGCGGGTGGACCTCTGTATCGTGAAGGCGGTGGTGGTATGTCTGATAACGATGTAATGAGACAAATGATTATGGAAAATTTACAAAAACCTGCTATTCAAGAACAAGTTATGGCAGAAGCTATGAATCAATTACAACCACAGGTTTCAGCTCCTAGTAAAACGGATGCTATGTCAGACCTTATGTCTTACAGAATGTCTTAACCTATCCAGTCTTTCCACTTTTCATCCCCTAGCACTTCTTGTGCTAGGTCAAGTTTATTTCGTAGTGCTTTTACAATTTTTTCATCAACGGTGCCTTTAGCGACTAAATCAATATAGGTTACTTTGTTAGTTTGCCCTATACGGTGAGCCCTATCTTCTGACTGTAAACGTTTTTCAAGGTCATAATTATTACTGTAATAAATAACAGTGTTAGCTTCTGTAAGAGTTATACCGTAACCACCGGTTTGGGTATTACTAATTAAATATTGTAGGTCTGAGTTTGGGTCTTGAAATCTTCTAATTATTTCTTGACGTTCTTCGTCAGGTGTTTCTCCGTAGTACGTAGCTACACTATCTACTCCTGCTATATCATGAAGTTTCTTTAATATTCTTTTTATATCGTATTGGTAGTTAGCCCATATAATAGTTTTGCCTTGTACTTCTTGTAAAACATCTACAAGTTCATCTAATCGATTACTTTTAACTTCTACTTCTTCACCGTTGTCGTTTCTAACAAAACCACAAACTACTTGGTGTAGTCTAAGTATTTGTGTTAATACAGAAGTTACGCTAACTATCTCATGTGAGTCTAGTTCAGCTATAGCATAATCAGTAAGTTGTTTATAAACTTTCTTTTGTTCTGGTGTTAGTTCTACTTCTCTACGTTGATATACTTTATCAGGAAGGTCTAAACACTCTTTCTTAAGCACCCTATAAGAGAACTCATTTACATTTGATGTAAGTTCTTCTAGGTTTTGATATCCGACTACTTGTCTGAAAGACCTAGCCCCCATTTTACGATTAATTAATTTAGCGTATCTGTTTTGAAAAGAATAAAAAGATGTATAACCTAATAACTGCGGTGATAGAAATGTGCTTTGACTATACAAGTCTAACGGTGATTGGGTAACAGGAAAGCCTGTAAGTATTCTTCTATATTTAGTATTGATAGCTAACTTTAACAAGTTTTTAGTTCTTTGTGCTTTAGGGTTTTTAATAGTTGTCGATTCATCAACGGCTATTAATGCATTATGTGCTAAGATAAACTTTTCTACAAACGCTACGCCTTTTTTGGTACTAAAAGCTTCTACGTTTATTACTAATATTTTTAAATCATGACTAACTTCAAACAACTTAGTTAGTTCTCTTTTTTGTTTTAATGTAGGTGCTGGATTCCATACTCCTATATGCTTTTCTATATGGTCTGGCATATGAGCAGGTATTTCTTTTTCTGACCAGTTTCTGTATACACCTTTGGGAGCCACGATTATAGCACCGTTGATACCGCCTTTATCATAAAGTATAGAAATGTTATCTATAAGGACTTTAGATTTACCAGTACCCATTTCCATAAAATAAGCATACTCACGCTTGTTCCATGATTTATTTAACGCCAAAAGCTGATGCTCATATGGCTTTGTTTTAAACTTATACTTCATATTAACCTTTCTAATTTCTAACTGAGATTATATATTACAAACTAGTAGAATTAAAAGTACAGCATAATATTTTCTCATGCCCTCTAATAGAATTACTGAGTTTTTAATACTGATATATTTAAATCTAATATTGATTTATCCTCTAAAACATTGTGTTTTATTATAGTCAGTATTAGTATATTAGTTATATTAGTAGTTCTGAAAATATTTTTTCAGGAAAAATTTTATTTTTTAAAAAGACATATCGGTAATAACTTTACTTTGCCTTTATTCGTATATATTATTTAAAAAGTAACTAGAAATAAGAAAGGAGAAAAAAGTGACAGTATATGTTGTACAAGAAGTTCAAGGACGAAATATCGCCTCTGCTAGACAGTATGGTGATTTTGAAGTTCTACTACCTTCTAACACACAAATTATGTTAAGTGCGTCTCCTTCAGTCCGTAGGATGAAAAGTCTCTTACAAGATTACAAAGAAGGAGATTACTTATTACTAATAGGCGACCCTGCCGCCATCGGAGTAGCGTGTTCTATCGCTGCATTTTATAATCGAGGTAGGTATAGTATATTAAAGTGGGATAGGCAGGAAGGTATGTACTATCCAGTTGATATAGACTTACACCAGAAAGGAGAAATAGATGAATGAAAAACCAACCTTTGAGGACTTAGTCGGTACGGATGATGTTCAGGAATGGACAAATAATGTAACCGATGGAGAACTCACTATAGTTTCTGATTTAGCTAACAAACAGTTAAAACTAGCTACTGAAGTGTCAGAGTTAGAAGCTGATTTAAAAGCTAAAAAAGAAGAACTTCGTTTGACTTCGGAGCAAGAACTACCTGATGCTATGCAACAGGCAGGACTTACACAAATAACACTTAGTAGTGGCGAGAAGATTGCTATTAATGAGTTTTATAATGCTCATATATCGAAAGCAAACCAAGAAAAAGCGTATGAATGGCTAGTAACCAACGGACACGAGGGGCTAATAAAGAACGAAGTTCTATTAAAGTTCGGTCGTGAAGAAACTGAGGTAGTTGACCAAACTGTTTCAGCTTTACAATCCAGAGGTTTATCACCAGAGGTGCGTCAGAGTGTTCACCCAAGTACATTAAAAGCTTTTGTAAAAGAGCAGATTACTACGGGGAACGATATACCAACCGAGCCATTTGGTATCTATATAGGTACTAAAGCTACTATTAAAAAGGATTAATACTATGGCAGATAATAAAAATGAAATAGCTGAAGCTAAGACTACAGCAGTTAGTACGTTTGATGATTCGTTACTATCAGGCGGTACTGGGTTAGAGGAAACTACAACGGATGATTTTGCGATTCCGTTTATTAGAGTTCTACAACCTATGTCACCACAATTACAAAAACAACACGGAAGCTATGTAGTGGGTGCTAGTGCAGGAGATTTGTACAACACCGTTACCGGCGAAGCTTACGATGGAGAAGCAGGAGTATCTATTGTTCCATGTGCTTATAACAAAAAGTACATTGAGTGGATTCCTAGAGAAAAAGGTGGCGGTCTAGTAAACGCTAACCACGATATTTCTATACTTTCTAAGTGTAAAAGAGACCCTGAGTCTAGAAGATACTACACTCCTGAAGGTAATGAGATTGTAGAAACTGCTCAGTTTTTTGTTCTAGTAGTTCTTGAAGGAAAAGCTCCTCAACAAGCAGTTCTTGCATTTACCTCTACTCAACTAGGAGTATCTAGAAAGTGGTTAACGATGTTAAGAATGGCTAGGGTACAAAACTCTAAAGGTGAGTCTGTAGAAGCTCCTATGTTTGCTTATACTTATAGATTAACTACGACTACTCAGTCTAATGATAAAGGTAGTTGGAACGCTTATAGTGTCAACCAAGAAGGAGCTACTGAGATGTCTGTAGCTATGATGGCTAAAGACTTCATGGGTGCTGCTAAATCTGGAGATGTTGCAGTAAAACAAGAACAGCAAAACGATATTGTTAACGACGCTATCTAAGGAGATATTCTATGTCGTTAGCAAAAGAGTTTGCTGTACGCTATGCGGGACTACGTCAAGCGTATGGAACTTTTACAGCTAGCAATGAAACTAGAGAAGATGGAAAGGCAAGTGGTAAAAACATCACTATTTCTAAAGAACTATCTGATAGTGATTTATTAAAGTTATGGGAAGACCATTTGTCTGGTCATCAAAGTGTAGGGATTGTAGCGATAGATGAACACAATAAGTGTGTCTGGGGAGCCATAGACGTTGACGAGTATCAGCTAGATTTAAAAGATTTAGCAATCAAAATAGCCAAGCAAGAATTACCCTTAGTCCTTTGCCGCAGTAAAAGTGGCGGAGCACATATTTATATCTTTTTGACCGAGCCAGTATCGGCTTCCATGCTTCAAAGAAAACTTAGACAGATTGCAGCAGCTATCGGTTATGGTCAAGTAGAGATTTTTCCTAAACAAACAAAACTATTATTAGATAGAGGTGATAGAGGCAGTACATTAAATATGCCTTACTTTGGTGGAGAGAACTCTACCAGATACGCCTATGATAAAAAAGGAGCAGCAATGACTCCTGAAGAATTTTTAAACTATACTAAAGAAATAGAACTAACACCCAACGAATTAGAAAAACTAGAAGCTAGTCCACTAACTGAAACTATGGATTGGTTAGACCAAGCACCTCCATGTATACAGCATTTAGTAGTACAGGGTTTTCCTAAAGGCTCACGTAACTCAGGACTGTTTAATGTAGGAGTTTTCCTAAGGAAGAAGTTTCCTGATGATTGGGAACGCAGATTAGAAGATGTTAATATAAAATTTATGCAACCTCCATTAGGGGCACAAGAAGTATTAACCGTTGCTAAACAGTTACAAAGAAAAGACTACTTTTATAAATGTAATGACCAACCTATAGCGAGTCATTGTAATAGTCCTTTGTGTAGAACTCGTAAGTTTGGCATAGGTGCTAACGGGGGTACACCTTTATTCAGTAACCTTACAAAACAGGATAGCGACCCACCAATATGGTTCTTAGATGTTGAAGGAGGTAGACTAGAGTTAGAGACAGACGACCTGTTAAATCAAAATAGATTTCAACGTAAGTGTATGGATGCTTTGAATAAAATACCACCTAAGGTAAAAGAAAACGTTTGGAATCAGATTATACAGCAGTTGTTAGACGCTATAACAATAGTAGAAGTTCCTAAAGAAAGTTCTACAGAAGGTTATTTTATGGAACTTTTAGAAGCTTTCTGTACAGAAAGACCCGCTAGAGAACGTGATGAACTACTACTACATAAGCCATGGACTAATAGTGGTAAAACATATTTTAGACTTATGGATTTAATGGATTATTTACATAGAAATAATTTTAAAGAATACCAAAGAAACAAGCTAACTTCTAAGTTAAAACAGCTTCATGGAGAGCCGTACTTTTTTAATATTAAGGGCAAAGGCGTAAACGTTTGGTTCATAGAGGAGTTTAAAGCACAGGACGAGCCCCATGACTTACCTGAATTTAACGATAATTTATTATGATAGTTTATATTAAAAAACATTTTAAAAACGCTAATCCTGGAATCGAATATAACCAATGGGACGAGCCCAGAGAAAGAGAGTTCAATGGCTCTATGGTAAAAGGAAGAAAAACAAAAGGCTTCGGCAGTGCTTCTTTTAACTACGCAGGAAAACTCTATGAGCCAACACCATGGACTAAAGCTATGTACGATATAAAACAACAGGCGGAAAGATTAGTATGGAAAGAACTAGGAGTAGATAAACAGTTCACGTTTTGTTTATGTGGTTATTATGGTATCGATGGCAAAGGTATACCTCATCACTCGGACACAGTACCGACACTAGACGACATAGTTGTCTCTATATCTTTAGGTGCACCAAGAGTATTCGTACAAAGAACATATCAGAACGAAGTAAAGAAACACACTAACACTAGTGAAATAGAAACAAAAATAGAAAACTTTGTGATAGACGAAAAACATTACATATTAGAACACGGAGACGTACTGATATTTGATGGTCGTAACCAAATGACTTCTACTCATGCTGTTCCTAGTTTAGAGTCAGCGGGCGAAAGAATCAATCTAACTTTCAGGAGTGGTTTATGACCCTACCAAGCCACACACAAGTTATCCTTGGACCTCCTGGAACAGGAAAGACGAGCACTCTACTTAGTCTTATAGAAGACGAGTTAGAAAGCGGAACACAGCCTGAAAGCATCGGGTTTTTTACCTTTACTAAAAAAGCAGTAACCGAAGGTAAACAAAGAGCTATGGCTAAGTTCAGCATAAGCGACAAAGACTTGCCGTTCTTTAGAACATTACATTCATTAGCGTTTAGACAACTAGGACTAACTAGAGAAAGTGTAGTTAGTAATACCGATATAAAAGATTTAAATGAAAAATTAAACTTACGACTCACTGGTAGAACGACTACAGATGATGGACATTTGTTCGGCATGACACATGACGACCGTTTAGCTTTTATAGAAAATCTTGCTCGTATGCGTAATATACCGTTAGAACAGCAGTGGCATGAAGTAGAGGACGCAGTAGGTTGGTTTGAATTAGAAAGGTTTGCCAGAGGATTACAGTTATTTAAAGAAGATAGGTTGTTAGTTGATTATACAGACATGCTACATAAGTTTCTACACGAAGGAGATGTGCCATCGCTAGACGTTATGTTTGTAGACGAAGCTCAAGACTTGTCTCCTTTACAGTGGGCTGTGGTTCGTAAGGTTGCAGAAAAAGCTAAAAAGATTTATGTAGCAGGAGATGATGACCAAGCCATTTATAAGTGGGCAGGTGCCGATGTTGAATATCTTATAAACAACTCTAAGAATGCTATGGTTTTAAAACAATCATACCGCGTACCGTCGTCTGTTCATGAAGTAGCTAGTCGTTGCATAGGTCAAGTTCGTTCTAGAATACATAAAGAATGGACTCCTAGAAAAGATGAAGGTATTGTTCGTTGGGAGCCTACAATAGAGCTAGTCAATATGGAAAAAGGAGATTGGTTAGTTTTAGCTAGAACAAACTATCTCTTGAATGAGGTCGATGAATATTGTAGAAACGAGGGATGGTTTTTTGAAGTTAAAGGCAGACCAAGTATATCGGAAGCTAAAGTACGAGCCGTGATATATTGGGAACGGTTAAGAAAAGGAGATTCTGTTAGTTTAAACGAGTGTGCAAACATACTAAAATTTGTTAAAGTAGATAAACATAAGAAACTAGATATGTTAGATTCCGATTTAGTAATGCAGTATGAGGACCTCAAAAGCCATTTTCCTGATTTACCTGAAGGCAAGTGGTATGACGTTTTTACTCTACTGAGTCCTAGCGAGATAAGTTACATTAGAGCTATGTTGCGTAGAGGAGAGAAGATAACTAAGCAACCTAGAATACGTTTATCAACCATACACGCCGCTAAAGGCGGTGAAGCTACAAACGTTGTATTACTAACGGACATAACAACAAGAGTGTATAAAAACTATCAACAAAACCCTGATGACGAAAATAGAGTATTTTATGTCGGGGTAACGAGAACAAAAGAAAACCTGTATCTAATAGAGCCAAAATCGCCACGCTGCTATCAGATATAAAAGTTCTTTACTTTGCATATAAAAGTAAAGTATAAAGGTTATTATATATTTTATGTTTAAAGAAAGGAGAAAATATGAACATATTCTATTTTAGTGAAGACCCTGTGGCTTCTGCTAAAGCACAGCCTGACAAGATGTTAGTCAAAATGCCTTTAGAGACTGCACAGATGTTATGCACCGCCCACCGCATATTAGATGGAGACGATTATGCAGATGAAGTTGGCTTATATAAGAAAGCGTACATGAATCACCCATGCACGATATGGGCTAGAGAATGTAGTGGTAACTACTGGTGGCTTTATAAACATTTTTTGGCGTTAGGTAACGAATATTCCTATCGCTATAAACGTAATCATCTTAGTTTAGAAAAACTATCTGATGCGTTGTACGTGATGCCTAAAAACATCACTAGAGGTCTTATGACCGATGTAGCACAGGCTATGCCTGATGAGTACAAAAATGAGGACTCTACTATTGCTTATCGTAATTATGTTATTAATGAAAAACATTACGCTAAGTGGGAGAAGGGTAGAAATAAACCAAGTTGGTGGAGGTAAAATAAAATGTCATCAATAAGAAAGAAACTACTCGTTAATGAAAACGATAGTAAAAATACGAGAATGGATATTGCTAGTGCGGGCGTACTGGCTAACTGGCGACCTGATGAGATAGCTCATATGAGTCGTTTCGATAATATAGCTTCTATGTGTATAGAAGAAGCTAAACGACTAGGCAGACCCCTAGATACTTTTGAAGTAGGTTGTGGTGAGTGTTGGACTCTTAGAAATCTATATAAAGCATATGTTATTAAAAAGTCTGACGTGATTAAATCATACTACGGCTACGATATTGACCCTATGTGCGAGTTAGAGAATCCTTTTTGGTCTAACGCAGGTAATCCGTTAAAAGACTCTACATGGTTTCAAAACTTTAACGGAGAGATAAGGATACAAGATTTGACAGTAGACCCTGTATTTAAACTAGAGGATGAAAGTATTGACTTCTTTTGGACTACCGAAGTTATTGAACATATGGGTAGAGAGTTTATTGCTGCATGGCTAGACGATGCGGCTAGAGTTATGCGACCAAATGCATTAGCTTTTGTCTCTACGCCTAACCACGACGGTTCTAACGACAAGCTTCCTGAAGACCACGTATATGAGTGGGGTTTCCAAGAACTAAAAGAAGAATTAGAAAGGAACTTCGAAATAGTTGACGTCACAGGCACGTTTATACAGCTACCTAATTTAAAGAAAGCTATGAAAAAAGACGCCGAAGGCGAACACGAATGGAACGGTTGGACTCCGAAACAATTTAATAAACTACAAAACAGATATGGTAGACAATTTTTAAGAGTTGTTGCGGCAACATTCTATCCTGAAGTTGCGAATAACTGTTCTTGGGTGTTAAGGAAGAAGTAATGACTGAGTTTCTTGCAGAAGAACTAGACCGTTTTTGCTATTGGCAAACTGAACGCGAAAGTATTAGGGTCAAAAAAGAGGAGTATAACCTTCCTGCCCCATGGACAGATGACCCTATTCTGCGAGAGTTTAAATTCTGTCAAGTTTTCCGAGAAGACGATAGAACGACTAGGTGGTTTAGAACACATATAAGAGACCCTCTAGCCAATAGTTCTGATGTTATTATGGCTACGATTATTTTCCGTTGGTTTAATTTTATACCCACAGGTAGAACGTTAGTAGAGAATGATTTACATAGGAACTGGGAGGGTGATAAAGCTATACAGCTTATAAAAGAACAGCCTAAGTGGGTGACAGGCTCTTATATTATTAAAACGCCGAACGGTATGGATAAAGTAACAGGGGTAGTTGACTGTATTAATAATATCTGGAAGGATAAAGATTGGATAACTAAACGTTTAGAGTACGATAAAAAAGAAGGAACAAGTTCTTTAAAGTCTGCATGGACATTACTTAGGCAATATCCTTATATGGGTCCATTTATGGCGTACGAGGTTGTTACTGATTTAAGGCATACCTATGTGTTAGATGAAGCCGAAGATATTATGACGTGGGCTAATGCAGGTCCAGGAGCTATGAGAGGACTAAATAGATTAACAGGCAGACCGCTTGATTTTTCGCATCGTAGCCACGACTGGAACACAGAAATGCAAGAATTATATCAAATAGTTATACGCAGATTACCTGCACATATTGCAATGCGTAATGATAGAGTGTATGAACTACGTGATATCGAAGGAGGGCTTTGTGAGTTTGATAAGTATTCAAGGATATTTAAAAAAGAAGGACGAACAAGGTCTATATATAAAACTAATAATCTTCCTGAAATAGAAGATTTGATAGATGGAGAAAGTAAGTATGGGAAAAGTGAATGAATATTCTCTAGACCTTTTAGAGAACTACGGAGAAGACGTTGACTGTTATTACACACAGTTTTTAGAGGTAGCTTTCTTTTTGAAAGTTGCGGCTAGTAATGAAATGGCAATAGCGTTCATAAAAAGAAAACTGCCTGTTTTAGCTGAAAGCGAAATAAGTTTTCTTATAAGCGAGATAGTAGGAGCATATCAGGACACACTATGAAAGTAATCCGAGCAAGAAATGTAAATGACGCTTTACTTTTAGGTATTGATTTGTTTAATGACGATACCTCATATAGGGTGCAAGAAAGCCGTAATGGCACGACTTACGAAGCATTAGAACCAGTAACAACTGTTTATAGTAAACCTTGTGAAAGAGTATGTTTACTAAAAGCAAGAGATGCTAATCCTTTCTTTCATTATATAGAAAGTTTATGGATGTTAGCAGGACGTAAAGATTTAAAACCTTTGACCTATTTTGTTAAGTCTATGGAAGATTTTTCAGATGATGGTGAGACGTTATGGGGTGCTTATGGTTGGCGGTGGAAAAGTTATTTCCATAAAAACCAGATAGATATGGTCTATAGAATGTTAAAAGAAAATCCTGAAGATAGAAGGGCAGTATTACAAATGTGGGACGCCAATAAAGACCTTAATAGAAACGGCAAAGACGTACCTTGTAATACGAATATTTATTTTAAGGTTAGAGAAGATAAATTAAATATGACTGTCTGTAACAGGTCTAACGATATGCTATGGGGTGCTTATGGTGCTAACGTAGTACATATGTCAGTATTACAAGAATACCTTGCTGCTCTACTAGATATTGAGGTCGGAACATATAGGCAAGTTAGTGATAGTTTTCATGTATACCTAAATCCTGTTTGGGATAAAGTTAAAGATATTGAAATAGACGTCTATACGTATCAGCATATAAAAAATCCGTATGATACTTTAAATAATTATAAGCATATATTATTGTTTAACGAGCCTGACAGTTTAGAGTGGGATTTATCTAGATTCTTCAATATACATCCAAATGATTTTCCTTCGTATACAGACGGTTGGGCTAACGCAGGAGTCAGCGATATCGCTGTCCCTATGATGTTAGCTTTTGCTTCATATAAAGACAAAAACTATGAATCAGCATACGAACATATAGATAATATAAAAGCTCTTGATTGGAGAATGGCTTGTTTCGAGTGGGTCCGCAAAAGAGACAAGACCATCATTAATAACGCGGACGGAGGACAAAACTTATGAGTAAGTGGGAAAATATGAAAGAGGTAGCCCAAAACGATTTAGAAGCTCTTAAACGAGCTGAGACTTCGTATGGTGACTCTTGGAGACGTCGTGGAGGTGTAGGTGCCTTTATGATGTTGGCACGTAAGTTCGATAGGATAGAACATCAGTCGCAAAAGCACGGATGGGATGTCTTCGAAGCAGGTGAGGTCTATAAAGGCGAAGCAGGTCTATTAGACGACATCAGAGACTTGCGTAGGTATCTTCTATTAGTAGAAGAATATATATTAACAAATACAGATACAGGTTCTGACGTAGAAGAAGCTGATGATGTAAATTACTCTGTCGAGGAAGATAGAGAGGAGGATTATTAATATGGGGTTTTGGTCAAAATTTGTAAAGTTTTTTACTCCACCACCAGTTGTAAAAGTGGATGAAGTAAAGAAAGCTAAAGTTATTAAAGAAGCTGTTGAGGAGGCTACGATAGAACTAGATAAGTTTGAAAAGCCTATCAAATCAGCCCCTACACGTGCTAGAACTAAAAAAGGCAGGTATATAGCTGATGATAAATCTACTCCAGATGTAAACGAAGCTTGGGTTGGCGGTAAAGCACCTAAAAAGAAAACATCTGTAGCTAAGAAAAAGATAACTAAGGCAAAAGCAGGTAAAGTTAAAATTACTACCGATAATATAGGCGAGTAGTGATTTTACAACATACCTTGTTTGAACCTAAAAGTTCTTGGACTACTCCAGATGTTTTTCCTCAGTTTTCTGAGACAGAAACTATCGCAGTAGACCTAGAAACCTATGACCCTTACCTCACGACTTGTGGTCCAGGATGGGCTACAGGTCGGGGTCATGTCGTAGGCATAGGCATAGCGACAAACAACTGGCAAGGTTATTTTCCTATCCGTCACGAGGGTGGTGGTAATCTTGACGAAGGTATGGTATTGCGTTGGCTAACAAATACACTTAGCTCTACAAAAAGAGATGTTATATTTCATAACTCACTCTATGATGTGGGTTGGTTAAGAAGAGAAGGAATTATTGTAAAAGGTAGAATACTAGACACAATAGTTGCTGCTCCTCTAATCAACGAAAACAGATATTCTTACTCACTCGATAATCTCGGTAGTTTTTACTGCGATGAAAAGAAAGATGAGTCTTTATTACAAGATGCAGCTTTGGCTTACGGGGTTAATCCCAAATCAGAGATGTATAAACTCCACGCTAAATATGTTGGACCTTATGGCGAACAAGACGCTGCTCTGACATTGAAGCTTTGGAATAAACTTAAGATAGAGATAGATGAGCAAGGGTTACAAAAAATATTAGAAATGGAGTCTAAGTTAATCCCTCTACTGTTAGAAATGCGATGGAGAGGGGTTAGAGTAGACGAAGAAAAGGCAGAACAAGTAAGTAAAAAGCTCTCTACCGAAGAACAAAAGATACAGGTAGAAATAAAAAGGAAGTACGGCAGTGATGTCAATCTATGGGCTAATGCTTCTCTACAAAACATATTTGAAAAGAATAAGATATGGTTTCCGAGAACAGCAAAAGGCATGGCTAGTTTTCAAAAAGACTGGTTAGAAGGACATGAACATGAACTTCCTCAATTAATTGTTAGGGCTAGAAAGTTAAATAAAGCGAGAACTACGTTTATCGATAAGATGATTATGGAGCACGCTTTTAACGGTAGAATACATGCAGAAGCTCATCCTATGCGTAACGACCGTGGCGGCACTGTCAGTGGTAGGTTTAGCTATAGTAATCCTAATCTACAACAAGTTCCTGCACGTGACCCTGAGATAGGCAATCTGATACGTTCGTTGTTTATTCCAGAAGAAGGTTGTCAGTGGGGTGTATTCGATTATTCTCAACAAGAACCAAGACTTACTGTTCACTATGCTAATCAAATGAAACTAAACGGTGCTGAAAAAGCAGTTGCTCAATACAGAGACGATAACGCAGACTTCCACCAGATAGTTGCAGACATGGCTAATATACCACGTAAACAAGCTAAGACGATTAATCTAGGATTAAGTTACGGAATGGGTAAAGAAAAACTGATTAATGAATTAGGTATCGATGATACGGAAGCTGAGAAACTGTTCCAACAGTATCATGCTAACGTTCCTTTTATTCGTGCTCTACAAGACCAATGTGCAAGAGTGGCAATGGAACGCGGATATATAAAAACATTTGCAGGTAGGCATTGTCGTTTTAATCTGTGGGAAAGCAGATATGAAAGGACTCTACCTTTGCCTATAGAAGAGGCGAAAGAAAAATACGGCGACGACCTTAAAAGGTCATACACTTATAAAGCTCTTAACAGACTAATACAAGGCTCAGCTGCTGACATGACTAAGTTAGCAATGATAGGTCTTTGGGAGGAAGGAATAGTTCCTCACCTACAGGTTCACGATGAAGTTGATATTTCAGTAGAGAACACAGAACAAGCAAACACGATAACAAGAATAATGGAGAATTGTGTTGAACTTGCTGTTCCCCTACTAGTAGACCAGGAATTAGGTAAGTCATGGGGCGAAACAAAGGAAATAAAAAGATGAAAGGTATCTCTCAACAAAAAGCAAAAGAAAACTCCATTAGATACAGAGATATGTATACTGAATGGAATAACTCAAATATTACATTAGAACAATTAGGCAAAGCTAATAATCTTACAAAACAAAGAATGTGGCAAATTATTACACGTTGTAAGTTGGGTGACGGTGATTACTATTATGGTATGCACGTTGCACGTAATAAATGGTCAGAATTCAAACAACTCTACTCGGATGTCAATCAGACAAAAAGAGCCTTCGATGAGTGGTTAAAAGCACGTGAGATTAAATTAATTGAAAATAATCAAAAAGTTGCACCTCATACGGGTTGGGATTGGTAATCGTTAAATTTTTAAGGTTTTCTATAAAATCGACGTTACCAGACGCCACAGGTTAAACGAACGACTAGTAGTTAAGGGCTAAAGTTAAGAAACTTATAAAAGCCCTTAGAACGTCCCAGCTTAGCTTAGCTGGCATGTAGGCTCTTTAAGAGACTCTGTAAAGGCTTTTTACTCTGTGTACTAGTTTACTTTGGCGTTTTTCTCCTTTACCCTATATATATGGCTAAAGTTTTTGAAATAACAGATAAAAAGTACGAACCAGGACATGAACCTTTGGTGTGTATTTCAGTATCTTGCGAAAACGAACTAACAGGTCAACAACGTAAATACTGTAGCGAAGAATGTAGAGTCAAGGTCATGGCAAAAAAAGCCTGTAAAGAAAGAAAAGGTATTTATAAAGACCTTGATGGATGGGCAGGTGGACCAAGAGGATTAAGTAAGGTAGAAAGCTCTATCAAGAAAAACGAAAGTTATGTTTTAGGCGATGGTCGATTCGTAGTAGATGACTATCACGTTGACCCACATATATTTGCTATAGCGGAAGCTAATCACGAACAATACGTTCTTGATAGAAATGAATATGAAGCTAGAGTAGTTATTGACGGTTTAGCAATCTTTCAAGAAGAATATGATAAAAACCATGACGTAAGTTATCAAAAGGAACAATCTAAAAAATATGAAGCTAATTTAACAGAAGACCAAAAAGTAGGTAGAGCTGCTAAGGCAGCAGAATACCAAAAAGAAAATAGAGAAAAGATAAATGCTAAATACAAAGCTAAATACCAAGCTAATCCTGAAAAATATAGAAAAATGCATAGAGATTATTATCACAAGAATAAAGATAAAATTAAAAAGTTTCAAAAAAAATATTATAGAGACAACATCAAAAAACCAGATTTATTTATGTTTGAACAATGGCTAAAGAAAAAAATCTCTGGCTGTTAATAAGAGAAAACTTATCTCAGATACATTTACAACGTATCGAAACAGGTATGACAGGTGCAGGCGTTCCTGATGTTAACGGCTGTGGTAAAGGCAAAGAGTTTTGGATAGAACTAAAAGAAATACACTCAGGTAATCAACTCACTCTACGACCAATGCAAATCTCTTGGTTGGCTAAACGTGCATCACATGGGGGTCAAGTTTTTGTTATGGCTAGAAAAAATGACGAAATCAAACTCTACCATATTGACAGTCTCACCGGAATAAAAGACCTTGTAAAAGAAGGCTACAAATCTGACGCTCTACTAACGCTTACAATCCCTTACGATTGGGACGCTCTTGTTACTGCTTTACTTTCTTAACTTTGGTAACTATAATGACCGTAGTAGTAATTAAGCTACTGTCATTAACTTAGAAAGGAGAAATATATGGCACATCAAGTAGAAACAATGGCTTGGGCAGGTGACAAACCTTGGCACGGATTAGGTGTTGAAGTTGACGCTAACCTTACACCATTGCAAATGCAGGAGGCTGCACAGTTAGACTGGACTGTTAGTAAACGTCCTAGTTATACACTAGACGCCCCCGAATGGAGCGACGATGTTGGTATTATCCAAGCGGAGAATACTTTTCACATCGTTCGTGATTCTGATAATAGAATACTATCTCATTGCGGTAGAGACTACGTCCCTATTCAAAACGAGGACGTGTTCAAATTCTTTAAACGCTTTACGGAAGCTGGTCATATGACCATGGAAACCGCAGGTAGTTTAAAAGATGGCGGAGAAATATGGGGTTTAGCTAAAATCTCAGAAGATTTCGAACTGGCGGGAGACGACCTTATAAAAGGTTATCTTCTTATTAATCAACCGCATATAGTTGGTAGGTCGATGACCATAAAGCTAACGCCTATAAGAGTTGTTTGTAATAACACCCTTACGATGGCATTACAGCAAGGTGGTTCAGCCTCTTTCCGTATGCCTCACGTTAAGGAGTTCGGTGACGACGTTATACAAGCTGCAGAAGAAGCTTTAGGTTTATCTGCGACAGCTATGACTGAGTTTAGAAACAACTCTACTCTACTGTCAAAAGCAAAAGCTAAACACTCAGATGTTCTTGATTATGTTAGTGAAATATATCAGCCAACGATGCTTGCTGAGTATAAGCTAGAAGAACAGCTACGAGCCCAAGGCAAAGCTGTAGGCATACAAGAACCCTTGAAGGACAGAATGAACAAGTTCCCTTCATTAGTAATGGAAGCTTTAGAAGAGAGTCCAGGTGCAAACCTGAAGTCTGCTAGAGGTACGTGGTGGGGTGCACTAAATGCAGTCACCTATGTAGAAGACCATTTACGTGAGTCGCAAACCGAAGGCAATGCTCTACATAGTGCATGGTTCGGTGCAGCAGCCAATCGTAAGAGCAAAGCTTTAGAAATTGCTATACAGAGGGCTGCTTAATGGAAAACCCTAAACAATACAAAATAGACGCTGATGTCTTAGGTATGGTTTGGGAAAGGTTATTCGAGTCAGGCAACGATGAACTGGCTCGATTAATCTCCGATACCATGATAGCACAAGGTTGTCAGGAGTTAGTGGGTGTAAATGACCCATCACTGATATTAATGTTTTGGAAAAATTATCTAGAGGAAAATGACCTAGCTAGTTTTTCTGATGGTAAGCTACATTGAAGCTTATCTTATACTGGTTTACTTTCGCGTTATTCGAAGGCATACTAGAAACTGGTTCTGCCGCAAGGTAGATTTTATTAACAAGAAGAAAGGAGAAAGCAAATGCAAACATCAACTTCTACTACGCCCTCTAAAAGGAGAGCACCAATAGCAACTGTGACTAAAACAACAGCTGCAAAACCACTTAGCAAAGCTAAAGTGACAGCAATACCAAAACCTACGAAAACAGGTAGAGGTTCCGCAAGAACTTTGTATAAGTATAGTGGTAAAGCACCAGAAGGTAAGACACCGCAAATGAATGCGTTGATTGCCACCTGTGTTGAGTGTAAGAAAACTGAACTAGATATATCTGGTTTTACTGCACAAGACTTAGTCGCGTTGGCTGTGAAGAAAGGCACTTTGACTACGGGTCAAGACCCGCTTAGAATCTTTAGGTTCTATGCGAAAAGACTCGTTGACGAAGGCTACTTCGCGAAAGCGTAAATGATACACGGCGAACTTTGGAAAGTTAGAATACTGGATAATAGGTAATACAGTTGGAAGACACCTAACCCCCAGAAGTATCAAAGTGTTGAGTCTCACTATAAAAAGACTCACTTTAATTTTTAGGAGAAAACTATGCAAATAGAAATACAGAAAAAAGACGGCACGACTTTTACAACAAACGTGACTACTCTAGCTAAAGCGATATACCCACACGTAACAGCAGATACATCGTACCATTACTCACTAGAAACAGATTTTATAAACGGCGTTTATGACGCTATCGAACATATGATGGAGGACCAAGATGGATGACCGAGATAAAATAATTCTCGCTTTTGCGTGGTTTCTCTTAGTAGTTTACTTTGCCCTTTATGCAATATAAACTATAGGTATAACTATTAAAGAAAGGAGAAATGTTATGAAAGCGATATTAATTAATTCTTTTGACGAATCTGTGTCAGAAGTAGATTACAACGGTGATTACAAAGAAATATATAATCTTGTAGATTGTAGAACATTTGATGTAGTCCCATTAGACCATACTAACGATATGTATGTAGATGATGAGGGTTTACTTAAAAACCCAAACCGATACTTTAAATATGGTCAACGAACCCTCGCAGGAAAGGGACTAATACTTGCACACAATGATGAAGGTGAAAGCGTAGGAACTACTTTAAGTAGTGCCGAAGTATTCGAAAACGTTGAGTTTTTACCAGAAGGTCATGTAGAAGAACCTTATATGCAATTTTTTGAGATGAGGAGCTAATGACGATTAAAAAACTAATGAGAGATACTGCTAAAATGGTAGACTTTTTCAATACTTTGACTGATAAAGATGTCGAAATGATAGAGTTTATCGATAAAGCTATAGATGAAGAAAAACGTCCTAATTTATCAGTATTTGAAGAAACGTTTTCGCACGATACTAGACCACGTAATGAGCTGTTATCTGATATATCTAGAAAATATATTGATTACTGGCATAAATACAAACCAGGAACTGAAGGTCTAATAAAAACAACCTTATCATGGTACGACCCTCATCACGAGGGCTATCATGAAGTTGGCTCTGATAAGGAGCTCCACTAACCGTGTATTATAATACTGGTTTATTATCGTATGCTGTATTATATAATTTACTTATGTTAAAACTATACAAGAATAACATTTCAAGTCCCGATAAAGGTTTTTATAGTTTATCTTTATTAGGCAAACGTGTGGCTATGAAACGAGCCTTTGTAAAAGCCTTGAAAAACAGGTTAAGGATGAATGAGGTATAAGAACTAAACCGTTAACCTACATAGCCGCACACCTATTTCATAAGAAAGGAGAAATATATGAAAAACCTAGAAGAAAACTTAGTTAAGATAGTTGACTCTATCGAAACTATTATCAAAACACAGCGTAGTGTTCAAGACTTTATGCAAGGACAGTTAGAAGCTAACGAGTTCCTAGCTAAACGCATAAAACAACTAGAAGGCAGAGTTGCTATGGCTGAAAACGATAAAAACGTGATAGATGCTGTTTCTGGTATTATACCAACTCAGGAGGTGTTCAATGCTGAGCCTAAAAGAGATTAAGAAACAAACTCTACCGCATATCAGCGACTTATGTAAGTGGCTCAACCTTACCGATGAGCAAATACTTACAGCGTATGACTGGGTTGTCGAAGTTATGTATGATTTTCACCGAGTTTACGAGCCCTATCAATCTATCAAACGTAGCGACGTAGAATACTTTTTTGAACTATGGTGCGACGATTATTTCGAAGACCCTGCACCTGCAGAGCCTCACGATGAGTGGGGTGCACCCTTACAGGAGGTAAACTAATGGACGAAGAACAAGAATATATAGTTGAAGTAAGTGGAACTTTTCATGTATTTGCTGAATCACAAGAACAGGCTAACGAATACATAGAAGAGCAGTTATATAGAAATAGTGGCTATGTAGAACAGTTATCTGTTTATAGTCCAGACGAGGAGCAAGACTAATGGATAAAACTTTTATACAACAGTTAGAAGACGCTGTCTTAGACATAAAAGATGATTTCGATGATGGAGTTAATGATAGTAAAACGCTATCCTATGCCAGAGGGGCAGCAGATGCATTAGATATGCTAGTTAGACATTTTAAAGAGGTGAACTAATGATTGAAGAACTACTAGACAAATACCATGTAGACGATTTTGATGATTTACTTATTAATATAATTAAACATATGCAAGATGTTAAAAAAGATAGAGAGGTAGAAGATGGCGAATAAATATTACTACGGCAACGGTTTCAACAGCGAGAACTCTGTTGCAATTATTTGGGATATTCAAGATGTTAGATACCAATTAGAAATACTAAATAAGGATATGCCCGAGAAGGTTGACTTAGAACTTACTGATGATGACTGTATGGACGTTCTACAAAGAGTTGTAGATAACCATGATGCTAATTTTGGCATATGTTGGGAAAACCTATATCAAGGTATTCGGTATTGTTTTGAAGATGAAATTAACGAACTAAAGGAGGCAAACGATAAGGAGATAATTCCTGGGATTGGAATTGATTATTATTGGGGAGATGAATTAAACGACAAAACTAAGGAGCAAGACTAATGGCTATAGACAGAACTAAAATACCACCGCATTTACGTCATTTATCCGAGTGGCGATTACGTGCATTATTTTATTTATTTAGAGGACAAATATGAGCGAATACGAAGTAACAATAGTGTTGAAATTCGATAGGTTTCCATCGGGCAAAGATATCGATGACGCAATAAAAGACTTATCGGAAAATAGAGGAGTTGTAGCAAAAATACAAGAGGTGAACAATGACGAGAAAAAATAGATTAGAAGAAGTATCTAGGGTAGAACATTGGGGAGAGGAACGTGGTTTGTTGATGGAGGAAGGCACATCAAACCCAGAGGTGCACCAACAAGAACGTTATTTATATAATGATAAATCTAATTCACAGATGTTAAAACTTATGGAGGAGGTCGGTGAGACAGCTAAAGCACTAGCCTATAATGACGCAGACGGTTTGAAAGACGGCATAGGTGATTGTGTAGTAGTCTTGATTATATTAGCAGCACAGAATGGTTTGACTCTAGAAGAGTGTATGGACGCCGCATGGGACGAGATAAAAGACCGCACTGGTAAACTCGAAGATGGTTTATTCAAAAAGGATGGCGACTTCGATAACTAGGTTACATTCCCTTTGTTCTTTTTTATACTATAAGGGTAAGTTAATCAAACTATTAGAAAGGAGAAATATATGACTTGTAATTTATGCAACGAACGAATACCTGAGGGCAGATTGTCCTTAGGTTATGTGACTTGTTTGGTATGTGGAGAAGCCGCAGCCAACGAGTTAGCGGAGACCCGCAAAAAGCAAAGTGCACCTGCTTACAATAAAGGTGCATACCAATATATAACTATTAATGATACTAAGAGTATCGGGAGGTAACTATGAATAATGTTACGAATTTAGATGACCGCAAATGTAGTATTTGCGAAGGGCATATCCAGCCGCTGAGAAATGACAGCGGTGAGGTTGTGTGGGAAGGCGGCAACAATGCTTTACCAGTGCACGACGGTAGGTGTTGTGATAATTGTAATATGACTGTTGTGATACCTGCACGTATTGCAACGATGGAGGGGTAATATGTCTAGAGAACAAATAACTAATAACCGCGAATATTATTTCGAAATACTCGATACTATGCAAGAAATGGGTAGTGTGAATATGTTCGGAGCACCCGCAGAACTTACAAAACATTTCGATGTTCCGAGACGCGAGGCTGTTGATATAGTCGGCGAGTGGATGAAATCGAAAGTGGTAAATAAAGAGAAATCCATCACCCCCTAAATTTACTCCTCGATGGGTTGTTCTTTGACCCCGCTTCGGCGGGGTTTTTTATTGCCCTATTATTCTATGTGTATTGTTATCTGGTAAAATAAAAAAGTTTTTGAAAAAAGTTCTCTACATTGGCTAATATCACTAATATACTAATAGAATCAAGCTACAAGGCTCTTGGTTAGAGGATTGTTAGTAATAGCAAAAGTAATAGATTTCTATTAGTCTATTACAAATGAGTGGTAAGATACCTAGAGGGCATGAGAAAAAGTTTATAATATGATAAATATATAATATTATTGTAATATCATTTGCTAAGTCTAGGAGACACAATGAAACAGCTAACATACACCTCATTAGTTCCGACAGAAGATGGTAAAGCCTATGTTGATGACAAGGGTAAGATATGGCAACCGCTCAACTCAAAACAAAAACTATTTTGTAAAGAGTATTTGAAAGGTCAAACAGCTACAGAAGCAGCGATTAAAGCAGGGTATACAAAGGACAGGAAGGGTGCTAAGACACAGGGAAGTGTTTTACTAAATCATAACCCAGTTGTACGAAACTACCTCATCGACTTGGAAATCGCAGCCTCAGAGAGGGACGCAGTTTCTCTAGAGAATCATTTGTCAACTCTGCACGACCTACGAGAAGAGGCAAAAGACCAAGGTCAGATATCCGCAGCCATCACAGCCGAGGTTCATCGAGGGAAGGCGGGCGGACTCTACATTGATAGACGAGAGATACTAACCGCGAAAATCGATATGATGTCCAAAGACGACATACTCACTCGACTCGAACAGCTAATCAACAAGCGAGCAAGCGAGTCTAACGTGATTGACGGAGACTTTTCAGCTAAAGATTGATTGAGTCCAATCGCTCTACTCTACTCTATCACTCTACTCTACTCTACTCTACTCTATCCACTGAATGCAATCCCTTACCCGTACCCTGTTCTCTTCTTCAGTTCGTCTTTTCGTCTCTTCATTAGTTATCCTTTGTTATTCACCTCTTATTAGTGCATAAAATAAAAGTAAATTAGTTTCTTTAAATGGTATACATTCGCAAAGTAAAGCAGTATGATATGTTTATGTTCGACACTAAAGTCGGGCGGTTTTTCAAGAAAGGAGAAATTATGAAAAACAAAACTATAGAAAAGACATCTAAAATCACTGGATTTAAGGTGCAAGGTAATGGCAGAAGATTCGACAAGACTTCAGTCATTAAATTACATACTGTGACTAATGCTAACAAGCTGCCACATCAAGCACAGTGCATCATCGCTGCACTTGCTACTGCTGAGAATAACAGTCTGACTGTTGAGCAGTTAATTGGTACTGACGCATCTGGTCTTAACTCTGCATTAGATAATGTTGCTGAGTTCAACACAGTTCAGACTCCAGCAAAAATCTGGCAGTTCTACAAGAACAGACTAATCAAGTCTGAGTTCATTTCAGTCGAGTAATCTCGACTGACTTCTGAGCCCACTGATTCCAGTGGGCTTTTCTTTGCTTGTAAGTCTCTCTTGCTCTGCTGTTCGCGGACTCTACTCCGCTCCCTTATTCTCGAAATCAGACCCCCATTCCCCCCTTTTTCGTGTGCTCGCGGGTCCCACCCGCCCGCCCC